TGGTTTTAGAACAGGCGCTTTAGGAATCACTCAAGGACAGACTATTGGTAGAACTACTCTATTAGGGGGATAGGAATGAGTGGGGATTTAGGGAAACAACTACTGGATGAATTTGCTGAATTAGATCAAGAGCGTAAGTTATGGGAAGATCACTGGCAACTTCTGGGAGAATTAGTGCATGGTACTAAACAGAATTTTACTACGGAGAATGCACCAGGAGAAAGACTAAGCGATCAAAGATATGATTCAACAGCTGTATTTGCTAATCAGACTCTAGCATCATCTTTAATTGGTATGCTATGGCCGAATGGAGCCAAATCAATGAGAATACTACCATCATCAATTGAAATCTCGGAAACACAAGAAAATAAAGATTATTTTGATAAAGCCACTGAGATCATGATTCAAGAGATGGATAATCCCGAAGCAGGATTAGTCACTGCTTTAGATGAATATATGTTAGATCAAGGAGCTTTTGGTTTTAGTGGTATAGGGGTATTTAAAAATCTAGATCCTATATCTGGTAATGCTCTGAGGTTCGAGGCATGGGGAGCTATGCAATTATATATAGCAGAAGGACGGAATGCTAGAGTAGATACTATATTTAGAAAATTTAAATGGACATTAAGGAGAGCAATTTCCACTTACGGAATTGAAAATTTAAGTAAGAAATTACAGGATAGAGCAAATAATACTAAAAATCTTAGTGAGAAAATAGACATCATACATGCTATAAGACCTAGAACTAATAGAGATCCATTAAAAAAGGGAAATAGGAATATGCCTATCATGTCAGTTCATTTAGAATTTGATGGAGGACATGTAATAAGAGAGAGTGGATTCCCAGAAATACCAGTTAAAGTGACACCATAACTTACGCTCTTGATCTAATTCAGCAAATTCATCCAGTAGTTGTTTCCCTAAATCCCCACTCATTCCTATCCCCCTAATAGAGTAGTTCTACCAATAGTCTGTCCTTGAGTGATTCCTAAAGCGCCTGTTCTAAAACCAGATAATAATAATCTGCGCCCTCTTTTTTCTTCTTCTTTTATTCTTCTAGTTTCTTTCTGAATGGCTAATTGTTTTTCTGCTTCAACTATAGCAGATTCCGCTTCTTTTCTTCTTTTACTTTTAACTAGTTTTGGTAGTCCTATTGCTAATGCTATTGATGGTGTAAGTCCCATAGTTCCCTTTCATTATCCTAAGTTAGCTGATCTTTTTCCACTTAACACTACAACGTGTAGTTGTGATTTTTTTTATCTTAACATTAGTCATTTTTATAGGCAAGGCAAAAGTCAGGGCCGCAGCATCTGCTATATCTGGGGATTTACCAAAAGATACTTTGATCTTATCTTTGGATTCTAGTTTTATTGTACCATCACTTGTATATTTTATATCTGGAGTTGCAGTTAAATCAGCATGAAACTCATCATCATCTGGTATATTTATATCTTCTTGCTTGATCCATTCAGCCATTTTGCAATACATCTCAGCTCTAATATTTCTATAAATATCACTTTCTATTGCTCTCGATGCAAAATGTATTCCATTTACATTTTTAACTCCTTGTTCTTTTAATCTATCTACTGTGCCATAACCATTAGCTACATCTATATTAATTTGATGAATCTTATGTTTATCAAGAAGATTCATTATTATACCAGCTAATCTCATCTCATCCATATGCTCAAATTTATAATAATGTGGTATTTCTCTACCTCTTCTAAATACTATAACTGTTCTATCTCCATCTCTAGCAGGATCCACTCCCATAACTAAAGGAGAATTTGGAGATAGAATCTTACATGCTCTTGCTTTGACGATATATTCTACACTTATTAAACTATCTCCCGATACTTGAAATGCTTCTGTAAATGTTGATGGATATTCTTGTCTGAATTTCCACTCCCTACCCAATTCTTCTAGTTTCTTTCTCCTCCAAGATAATTTCTTTTGTTGTCTTTCTTCTGGATATTCTTTTAAATATGTATCTTTAAATAAAATCTCATCTTCAGTTAAATCTAATATATTGTCATCCGATTCATATTCATCCATCCAATACCAAGGAATGAATATTAATTGATAATCTCCATTTCCTCTAGCTGCCTTCATGGCCATTTTATAGAACATATTTCCTATTCCATTAGCCGTAGATTCCAGAACTATTTCTGTATCCTTCATATCTGGTACTGATTGTAATACTCCTGTCATTATTCCATCTGTATTTTCCCAGAAAGCAACCTCTGAACCATGAAAATATTGCACTGTTCCACTCCTTCCTACATTTGCATTCCCTGCTGTTCCTACATAAAATTGACTATCCATCTCATCAAAGATTAATTCTTTTGCATTACTATTTTTAATTGTTGGTCTTAATGGTTCTGGTATATTATCATGAAATCTTTTAGCCATATTGAATATCTTCTTTGTGCTTTCTGATTCATGAGTAAGTATAAATACTGATTTACCCTTATTCCTTGTGATGAGATGATAATATCTTCCTTCTAAATATGTGGAACTACCCATTTGACGAGCCTTAACTATGACAGCCCTTACTTTACCTGTAGCCATCTTTTGATGCTCCAATTTTTCATGGATGTACATCTGAGCTTGATTAAATTCAAAAGGGATTATAGCACCTGCTTTATCCTTAATTTTTAATGCATGTTTAGCAAAGTAGGGTAGGGATGTTTGGAATCTATTATGTTTATTTTGCTGTTTCTTTGTTAAAGCATTCATTTCCCTTTTGACGGATCTTTTAATAATTGTTGATAACTTTGAGATAAAATCTCTTTCATCCAATCTCTCTGTCGTTCCTCCTCTACATGAGAATTATGTCTTTTTTTTCTCTCTGCATCTATTAAGTTCTTTCGCTCATAACGATTTTGGTCATTTGCTAATTGCTGAAGATCCTCTAAAGGAGCATTTCCATATCTTTTTGCACTTTGTTCCCTTTCATATAGGGCTTGATCATCTACTAATTCTTTCAGATTTTTTAAAACCTTATTTACAAATTCTTTATTTTTAGCTTCTTTTAAAACCTTATTTACAGATTTGTTATCTTTAACCACTAATCTGCAACCATTCTATATTCTTCTTCAAAGTTATATTCCTTTTGCACCCACTTTTTCCATACACCAATTGGCAATAATACAGGATCATGCTCTTCGTGTATTAATATGGTAGGTTTTTTAACAAAAAGAATCATCTCATCATAACCCCTTTCATCTCCATTATTAGGATTATAATAAACATCTACATCATTAGATTGTTCAAATCTGTGTGTGTGACCTGATACTTCTCCATAGGCAAGTATTAATCCCTTACCATTCTTGGGTTTTAATTTCTTAAAATTCTCGGGTATTTTTATATCTTTAGGAAGTTTTATAAATCCTAGATCTCCCTGGAAAAACGATAGTTCAGCTCTTGATATTTTTTTCATATTTTACCTTAATTAAGTTCTTATAGATTGTTTTAGTATCTCCATTTCACGACCCGGGTAATATTTTCTTATATCCTCAATAAGTTCTGGATATGTTCCATAGACGGATTTCTCTGCACAATTATCTATTATTTTACAAGGAATAATAAAATTATGTCTAGTTCCATCTATTTCTTTTGTACCATTTATTACATGCACATAACCCATATCTACATCGTCACCAAAACTTTTGCTATATAATTTTACATTATGTTCCCATACTTTTTTTTGATCTATCAGAATTCCACCAGATTCACCAAAATATTTTGCAAATCCATAACGTTCCAACATAACTCTACGTATTTCCGAGTTTTCTTCTTTTTCTATAAGTTCAGGTATTATTTTCTCAGGTGTTTTTATGATCCAAGATGGTACCTTAGTACCATGCCACGCATATACTCCCCATCCATCGGGATACTTCACAGCCATATCATCTTCACAATGTAATCTTCCTTGTAAATCTCTGTTTACTACATTATGTCGCTCACATACAAAACAAATATTTTCATATGGAATAGCCCAACCAGCGGATTTGGCTAATAATGATAATCCTTCTAATTTCTCTGTTTCCTTAGTTAAGCCACAGACATCTCTAAAATATTCATAGAAAGCTAACCAATCTGCATCATGTTGCCCCCAAATAGAATCCGAGATCGAGTTTCTAACAGAATCCCTAACAGACTTCCCAACAGAATTCACAACAGAATTCACAACAGAATTCACAATAGAATTCCCAACAGAATTCACAATAGAATTCCCAACAGATTCCCAAACAGAATCCACAATAGAATTCCCAATAGAATTCCCAACAGATTCCCCAACAGGAGTTTCAATAGATTCCCCAACAGAATCCCAAATAGAATCCACAATAGATTCCCCAATAGAAGCCCTAACAGAATCCCAAATAGAATCCCAAACAGAAGCCCTAACAGGAGCCTCAACAGAACCCCCAACAGAAACCCTAACAGAATGCCCAATAGAATACCAAATAGAATCCACAATAGAATCCCTAACAGAATCCCAAACAGAATCTTTAACAGAATGCGAAACAGAATCTTTAACAAAAGCCTCAACAGAAGCCACAACAGAATTTTTAACAGATTTTATGAGATTATTTGGTATTCTATTGGGCATTCTGTTAGGGTTTCTGTTGGGGGTTCTGTTGAGGCTCCTGTTA